GTATCAAGATGTGCCGCTAGCGACGACGAGCAACTACCTGCCGACCTACCCCCGCCTGTATTACATCGCGGGGCAGGCGGTACAGGCGTTGCCCGTGGCATCGGCGCTGGGGCTGTATGTCGGCGTAAACTACAAGCCCACGGCTATTGCTGATCTGGTGGGTGATGCCAGTATCATCGACTATCCTGCCAACGCGCATCTGGTGTTGGTGTGGCAGGCGGCGGCGTTGTTGCTGCTGAAGGGTGGTACGGAAGCGGCGGCAGCGGCCAACCTGAAGGCGATGGCCGACGATGATCGCAAGTCGCTGTTGGACGACATCCGTCGCATGACGATCAACCCGACGATGATGGCCTATCCAGATGTGAAGTATGACTGGAGTGGCGGTTAATGGCAGGCCGTGAGAAGGTCGTAGACCAGCAGCCCAAGTTTGATGGTGGGCTGAATAGCGTGTCCGACGACGCGAGTGTGCTGCCCAACCAGATGCGGAGGGCGGACAATGCGCGGTTGACGGACTACGGCGCGGTCACGAAGCGGGGTGGGACGAAGCGGACCACCGCCTCTCCCATTGCTGCGGCCAGTATCCTGAATGGATACACATGGCGGAAGGATGGCGGGACGCAAGAGTTGATGATTGTCTGCAACGGGCTGCTGCATACGTCCACCTATTTGTCTACCTACCCGTGGACATGGACCGCGCAAGCTGGCGCGTTGTCTACGACGGTCACTCCGTCCTTTGTGCAGTTCCGTGATGCGACGGCAGATGTGGTCTACATCGCGGACGGCGGTTTGCTGAACGTGTGGAACGGCACCACGCTGACGACCAACATTGTTGGGACGCTTGCGGTTACCAACCTTGCGGTCCATAACCAGCGGTTGTGGGGGTGCGGCAATGCGGCGTTCCCCGACTCGATTTTCTATTCGGCGCTGAACAACGGCGACACGTTTGCCAACGGGTCAGCGGGTGGTGGGCAGATCATCGTCCGCACCTTCTCCGATGAAACGGTCGTTGGCGTGGCGTCGGTCAACACCTCGCTACTGATCTTCCACCGTCGCGGCATCTCCCGTTTGACAGGCTACGGGCAGGACGACATCACCGTCGCCCCGCAAGGTTTGACCGCAGATGTTGGCACGATTGCTCCCCGATCCATTGTCAGCATTGGCAATCTGGGGTTCTTTGTGTCTGAGCGGGGGCTGTACTCCTGCAACGAATCAGAAGTGTCAGCGGTCGGTACGGTAGAAACGCCTGACCCCCTCTTGCCCGTCATTCGGAATCTGACCTCGGCACAGGTGGCAAACATCAGCGCGACGTTTAACCGTGCGACCCGCGAGTTGTGGATCAACGTGCCCGCGTATGGCGTGTACGTCTATCACACCGTGCTACGGGCGTGGTCTGGGCCGTGGGAGTCTGGCTTCTTAACCCCTGCCACGACCACCCTGTTTGACAGCATTGATTCGGATGGACTGCCTGCCCTGCTTCGGGGTGATGCTGATGGATACATCACAACCTGCGATGAGACGGGCGTGGTCGTTGATAACCAACTGTCTGATGGCACGGGTGGGACTCCGTATACCATGACCATCCAGATGCACCGGATGTATTGCGGAGACGATGCGCTATCAAAGTCACTCCGCTTTGGCTACATCACGGCGTCACTCGATAGTTCTTCGTCAACCATTATTAAGTGGGTGACAGACGCAGTAACCGACACGTTTACGCTCCCGACTACCTTTGTGTCCAGCCGATGGGGAAATGGCCTGTGGGGGTCTGGGTTGTGGGGAAGCGCCAATAGCAGCAATTACCGTGTGCAGATGAGCGGCACGGGGTACTACATCGACGTCTCTATCATCGACGCAGGCCAAACGATTCCCGTCTTTGGTCGTTTTCAGCTAGAAACTTTTGCCCTTGGGAGGCGCTAGTGGCGCAAACAATCGGTCAGCATGGCGTTGCCGCCTTTACCAGTCCGGTCAATGGCGACCTACTCAACGCAACGGTCGTCCTCAGCAACGACAACACTACCCGCAGTGCCTACGTCGATCACGACATCGACAGTGGCATCCATGTGCAGTCGTCGTTGTTAGCCGCTCGTCCTGCGGCGGGCACGGCTGGACGGAAGTGGATGACGACTGACACGGGTGCTGTCAAGCTGTGGTTTGATACAGGTGCAGCGTGGGAAGAGATTGCCTACATATCGTCTACTGGTGGAACTGTTGCGGGTGCGCTTACCGTAACGGGGCTTATCACCGCAACGGGTGGTGTGTCTGGTAACGTCACTGGTGCAGTAACGGGCAACGCGAGTACCGCGACCACGTTGCAAACCTCGCGCAACATTAACGGCGTGGCGTTTAACGGCAGCGCCGACATTACGATCACCGCTGTTGCTGATGCGTCAGCGTTAACGGGCGCAACACTTGCCAGCAATGTGCTGGCGTCGAGTCTGACCAGCGTTGGTGCGCTAAGTGCTGGCTCAATCTCGTCGGGGTTTGGCGCGATTGACATTGGCGCTGACGCCTTCACGGGAGCGGGAACGGGTCTGACCGGAACAGCGGCGGGGCTAACGGCTGGCGGCAATGCCGTTCTTGGCGCAAACACATTTACCGCTGCACAAGAGTGGGCTACCGGAACATCTATTGCTTCCGCCGCCACCGTCAATCTCGACACGGCTACGGGCAACCGTGTCCACATTACGGGCACGACCGCAATCACGGCGGTTACGCTAACCCGTGGCCCCCGCACGGTCATCTTTGACGGCATCTTGGTCCTCACGCACAACGCCACAACGAACAACTTGCCGAGTGCGGCGAATATCACCACCGCAGTGGGTGACCGAGCGGTGTACGAAAGCGATGGGACGACGGTGTATTGCGTGAGTTATATCCGAGCAGACGGGCAAGCCGTTGTTGGAACCAGCTCGGCGTCGGTTGTCAACTATCCGCAGTCCATTAAATCCGTAGACTACACCCTCGTCCTTGGGGATGCAGGGTATCAGATATTCCACCCAGCGTCGGATACGGCGGCACGGGTATTCACGATCCCCGCGAACTCCAGCGTTGCCTACACGATTGGCACCGTGCTGGTGTTCGTGAACGAGGCCGGGGCAAAGGGGCTGAGTGTTGCAATTACGACCGATACGCTACGAAACACCCTGCTTGTAACAGGCACTCAGAGCGTTCCGGCTGGCAATATGCTGACGGCGTTGAAAATAGCGGCGACAACGTGGCTTTGCTGGCCTGCTACCCCATTGAGCATAAATCGCTCTCTGGCTGTTAGTTCTAATTTAACACCTTTTGTCACTGCATACCCATGGAGTAGTGCAGGGTTTGGAGCAAAATATACTAACCCTGCAACACTGCCTGCTGGTGCTAGCGGTGGCGTAGCGTTCTCTCCGAGCGGGAAAAATCTAGCTGTCGCTCACACCCTCACCCCTTTTGTCAGTGTATACCCGTGGACTTCGGGAGGGTTTGGGACAAAGTATAGCAACCCTGCAACACTGCCCACAGGTAGTGGCAATGGCGTAGCGTTCTCTCCAGCCGAAACAGAGTTAGCTGTCGGCCACGACACTTCCCCTTTCATCAGTGCATACCCGTGGAGCAGTGCAGGATTTGGCACAAAGTATACTAACCCTGCAACACTGCCTGCTGGAGCGTGCTATGGCGTAGCGTTTTCTCCAGACGGAACAGCACTGGCTGCTGCTCACGGCTCGGCGAATCCACTTATCGCGGTATATGCATGGAGTAGTGCAGGGTTTGGAACAAAGTATGCTGACCCTGCAACACTACCTGCTTCGGATAGCTTTGCCGTAGCCTTCTCTCCAGCAGGAACAGAGTTAGCTGATGCTCACAGCGGAAGCCCATTTGTCAGTGTATACCCATGGAGTGGGGCAGGATTTGGGACAAAGTATAGCAACCCTGCAACACTGCCTACTGGAACGGGGCGTGGTGTCGCCTTCTCTCCATCGGGATCAGATTTAGCTGTCGCTCACTCAACTAGCCCATTTGTCAGTGTATACCCATGGAGTAGTGCAGGGTTTGGAACAAAATATGCTAATCCTGCAACGCTCCCTACGCTTGATGGCTATGGCGTAGCGTTTTCTTCAGACGGAACAGCACTGGCTGTCAGTCACGACAGCAGTCCAAACATCGCTGTATACCCATGGAGTAGTGCAGGGTTTGGAGCAAAATATACTAATCCTGCAACGCTGCCCGGCACTACTGGCAGGAGCGTATCGTTTTCTGGGATCATCTGATTTAACCAAAAGGCATAACATGATCTACTCACAGCTTCCCCCCTCCTACAAATACGACACTCTCGCGGATGCGGTATATGGGCGCGAGGTGGAGTATTTTCACTACGACTTTGACCGCATGAACTTTGAGTACATCCTCAAAGACCTGCCCGAGTGCGAGTACCGGACAAACATCGAGAACCTTTGTGCTGATACCGTCGGCATGATGGCGCAGGTTGAGAGAACCATGGCAGCGTTGCTGGCACAGATCGACGACCCCATCGCGTATGCGGAAGGGGTTGCCCGTGCCATTGAACGCCGAGAGGCCGCTAAACTGAAGGAGAAGACATGAGATACGTCCAAGCCAGCGGAACGACCTTCCTCCGTCATGTCATTGATAACGGTGAGCCAACGGTGTGGGACGAGAACAACACCGTCCGAGCCAGCCAACTGACCCCAGCAGAGGCGACAACGTTTGGCGTCTCTAAGCTCAAGCTCGTCACGCCTCCTCCGTACAACCCGCTCACGCAGGTTCGTACGGATGCAGACGCCGTGCTGGTGGACGGAGTGTGGACGCAGCAGTGGGTGGTGACGGACAAGTCGGTGGACGAAGTAGAAGCGGCCAAGCAATCCACGTTGAGCAGTCTGCGGCTGACCCGTGACGGGGAGTTGCAAGCCTGCGACTACACGCAGCTCTCCGATGTCCCGCTGACGACCGAGAAAAAGGCCGAGTGGGCGACCTACCGCCAGCAGTTGCGGGATTATATGGGCGCGGTGATCGACCCGTTCAATCCGCCAGCGTGGCCTATCCCGCCACAGGCATAACTCATGGCCGTCCTCCTCCCACTCCACCCGATCAAGACCTTCGCCTCTCCCGTCCTCAACGGGACTGGCACGGTTGATGCCAACACGGTACGGACCAACGACAACATCGCGGGTGCGGCCTTCAACGCGCATGACGCCGATACGTCGATCCATATCCAGTCGGGCACGTTGGCGTTGCGACCGACAACGGCGACCGAGGGGAGTGTGTACGTCGGGACGGACACGTTGTTCATGTACATTTTCACCGGCGGGTCATGGAGTCAGGTGCTGTGATAGGATCAAAACGAAATGGCGGGAAGCCCACGATGGTTCGATAACACTTCA